AATAAAACTCAAAACCATGGAAAACTCAGCTATCAGAAAATTTAATTATTTCAGTTACAATTACACTCCAGACTTTATTGAACAAGTATGGTTTGACAGTCCTTTATTAGCAGGACATCTAAGAACCAAATTCAAAAGCTATTATACCCAAGTGGGAAGTAATGCTGTTATGTTACTCTTTTATGTTAACCTTTCTACAGACCATCAAAGGAAGTTGGAAGATTGGATCATTGAAAATTATAATTGTTAAAACCAGACTGGCAGTCACTCAGGTTCAAGACCTGAGCTGGTGCAAACTTTTTATTAACTAAAACTCACAATCATGAACAATTTAAACTTATTAAAAGAGTATTATCAAACCCAAAACAACTCCATCAAGGAGAATGTTAAAAGAAATTCTAACTGGTCGGAATCAGATTTCAACTACATGCTGAAATTAGAAACACCTACTATTATTGAGCTTATAAATAAAGAAGCCCAAGCTGTAGAAAGAAGGATTCAAAGAGAAGAGGAAGAAAAGGAAGCAAAAAGATTAGAGAAGGAAGCCAGATGGACCAAAGCCAAATACAATAGGTGGATTAAGGGAATGGCCTCAAATGGTGGAGCAGAGCATGCCTATGATATGGCAGAAAATGCTAAGTATGAAACTGGATTGATTGCCTATGTTAGAAATATGATCCAAAAGGATTGGGGCAGTGAAACTCCTCTGGAAAGAATCCAATGGGATATAGAAGCTTGTTCATAAATTTAATTAACTTAAAACTCAGAATAATGGAAAACTCATTTTTAATTATCAACTGCCCAAAGCCCTCTTTTACAGATTTAAGGCTTTTAGTATTTTTAGCATCAAGAACAATTTTATCAACCAGAGCTTATATAGAATATAGACTCAACAATCAAGAAGCTATTGACATCCAAGACCTTGTTAGTGAAGCTTGGGACATAGCTGTTTTTTCACCTGAAGTTAAAGAAGCCTATGTATTGGATGATGAAATTGATCCTGCTGGTGGCTACGGATTAGCTTCGCACATATAAATTACTTAATCAAATTATTAAAAACTCAAATTATGAAAAATTATCAGAACTATTTTGAATCATTAGATTTTAGCTATGTTGAAAAGATGATTGCTAATTTAATCGGTTTTACTCCTAAACTTATAACCACCTTGGAAAAAAGAAGAAATGGAGATCAATACATTGAGATTCAATCTTTTGACAACCTTGTTAAAACCTCTGGAATATTTGCTTCAATTTTTAAAAATGTACAAATAAATACTTTTAGTTCATCTTTAAATTATGATGAAGAAAATGATAGATTTGGAGTTTGGTTTACTGTCAATATAAGTTGGAAGCATATAAGTGGAGGAAGTAATGGAGGAGAAATGATGAGTGTTTGGTTTAATTCTGAAAACAAACCTAATGAATGGTGTTTCAGAACTCCAGATGGAAAAGTATATGACCAAGAGCAAAATGAAATAATTTATAACTGTTAAAAACTCAAAATTATGAAAACTAAAACTATTGAAGAAATCAAAACGATGTTAGGACTTAATGTAATAATCAGAAATGCTAAAGACAACCCAACCTTGTTAGCCAGTAAGGTTAAAAAAGGAGATGTTGGGACAGTTAGTAGCTGGCACAAGAACTTAGCGTGCGGTACAATCTATTTAAAACACCTTAGAAGAAATGTTCAGGTGTCAATTGAAAACATATTTATTTAAAAGTTATGCCTACCAAATTGACTAAGAAAGTAACTCGTGAAACTCTGGATGGGCGAATTGTAATCCTTAATCCAGAGGGCACCATTTCTTTTAGGAGAAAAGGAAGGAGGACGATGTATCATGTTTCGATTCATAGGGCTTACCAAATGGCTGTTTATGAAACCCTATATATGGATTGGCAAAGAAAGCTCAAAAGACATAAGGAGCTTAAAGCCATGGGCCGTAGAACTATCTACCCACGGAAGCCCTCCTTTGAAATATTTGCTAAAGAAATTAACAAAATTTATTCATTAAAATAAAAACTCTAATCATGAAAAGAAAAAAGAAAGCATCAAAAAGAAATTGGTTGAACTCTTTTAATAAGAATTGGCTAAAAGGTAAATGGGTATTTGATCCAGACTCTATTCTGCATAAACCTATCATAAAAGTACACACTGCTGATTTTGGGTATATTCCTATTGCTGAATGTACCACCAAATATCTTAGAGAAGCAATGCACAAAAATAATCTTGATGTTGCGTGGGATGATGAAACAGATGCAGCAACGGCAAGACTAATGTGCCATAGCCCACTCCTAATCAATCAACTGATACATTCCTATCTATTTTTACAATCAGAGTCTTTGCGTGATGTAGAGTTTGCTGAAAGGTCGGATGAAAGAAGGGCAAAAATACGGAACATTATTGCTAGCACTCTAAAGATGGAGGAAGAGGAAGTTCAAAACATTGTTGAAGCAGAAGCCCTCCAAAGAAATATTGAAACATTTGAGGAAGCTCCTATTGTCAGGAGGAAGAAGAAATAACATTCAGGATTTTAGTGAGTTTTTATTCTGTATGTGGGATGTATCCTGAGGGCAATCCCTCAGGGCATCCTTTTTTAAAAGCTCCAAAACTTAAAACTCAAAATCATGACAACTTTATTTGAAATTAAAAACGGCTTTGCCCGTCATAATAAAATCCCTATGTGGTTTGCTGGGATTGTTTTAAAAGAAACTGAAAGAGCTGTATATATATATGGCCAAGGAACCACCCAAACTACTAAAACAGGAATTTGTTGCGTATGTGGAAGGACTCTGACGCACCCTGTTAGTGTTATATTAGGAATTGGACCTGAATGTGGAGGACACTTCCATGATTGGAAAGCAATAGGAGGTTATACAGAAGCCAATATTGAAAGACTTAAAAGTGCTGTAAAGGAAATTAAAATTGATCAGTGGCTTCCTAAAAGTGTAATCAAAACAAAAGAAGCTTCTGAAGAAATTGTACAAGCTCCTCAGGACCACTTAATGTTAAAAAGTAAAGAAGAAGAAATGAAACCAAAAACAGTAGCTCTAAGAAGGGCAATATTGATCAAACCCACTCCCAGTACTAAATTGATTAAAATCTCTTTTCCTTTTAACCATGATGATATTACTAACATTAAAACCCTACCGGGACGAAGATATGTATCCGATGGAAAGTATTGGACAAGCCCTGTATCCATAGAAGCTATTGGAAAGCTATCAGGATGGGGATTTGAATTGGAGCAAGTATTGATGGATCATCTTCTAAAATCTACTATCAAAAAACAAGACCTAAAAGAAGTGGAGGTCAAAGGACTTAAAAAAACTTTATTTCCATTCCAGAAAATAGGAGTCAGTTTCATAGATAAGAAGGATGGGAGGGCTTTGGTAGGAGATGAAATGGGATTGGGTAAAACTATTCAATCATTAGCTTATCTCCAACTACATCCTGAAAAAAGACCTGTGTTGATTATATGCCCTGCATCTTTAAAACTGAACTGGGAAAAGGAAATTCAAGAAACAATTGATTACAGATGTATTCAAATACTATCTGGCCAAACACCTACTCCTCTGGTTGGTGATATTATTATCATTAACTATGATATTCTTTCTTATTGGATGGAAGCTCTTCGGGCTTATAGATTCCAAGTAATTATATCTGATGAGTGTCACTACTTTAAGAACAACAAAGCTAAAAGAACAAAGGCAATCAAACTCCTATCTAAAGGTGTACCCCACTTCATAGCTTTATCTGGAACACCAATAGTAAACAGACCAATTGAAATATTTAATGCTATTAAGATAATTGATGATACGGTAGCTCCTGATTATTGGACTTATGCTAAAAGATATTGTGGTGCTAAATACAATGGATATGGCTGGGACTTCTCTGGAGCAACTAATACAACTGAACTCCATCAAAAGCTTTCTGAGTCAATTATGATTCGGAGATTAAAGAAAGATGTACTGAAGGAGCTTCCTGATAAAATTAGAACTTTCACGCCTATTGATTTGGACAATCTAAAAGAATACCAAGAAGCTGAGTCAAACTTTATAAACTGGATGAAAGTTAATAGAGGAAGTGCCGCGGCTGAGAAAGCTAGTAATGCCCAAGCCCTTGCTGAAATAGAAGTGCTAAAACAATTGGCTGTTAAAGGTAAATTGAATGAAGTTATTAACTGGGTTGAAAACTTCTTAGAAAGTGGTGAAAAACTTATCCTGTTTGCTAACCATAAATTTGTTATTGATGCCCTGATGGAGAAGTTCAAAAACCTAGCTGTCAAGATAGATGGAAGTGTGGGAATGGATAAGAGGCATATGGCTGTAGATAGATTTCAAAACTCTGATGAAATTAGGTTGTTCATAGGAAACATTAAGGCGGCTGGAGTCGGACTCACTTTGACTTCCTCTAGTAATGTTGCTTTTATAGAATTGCCTTGGACTCCGGGTGATCTAACTCAGGCAGAGGACCGGGCTCATAGAATAGGGCAAAAGAATTGCGTCCACATCCATTATTTACTAGCTTATAATACAATCGAAGAAAAAATAGCAAGACTTCTTGATTCAAAGAGAAGGGTGCTGGATAGTGTACTGGATGGAAAAATAACTGAAACTGAATCTTTATTAACTGAACTATTAAATAATTATTAAGAAATGGATAACATAAATCTAATCCGTAAAATCACTTGGCAATATTTCATGAACAGTGGAATGGACTTTGATGAGCTATTTGGTGAAGCTTCTGTTGCTTATTATGAAGCATTAGAAACATATGACCCAGATAAAGGAAGCCTATCAAGTTATGTATGGAATGGAATGTCAGGACGATTATGTAATGTGCTAACCAGAGAGAAGAGATACACATATGACTCCTTAGAATATGAGGATTGTGATGATGATGCCAGCCACACTTATAGTAATGAACCTTATGTGCTACCCAATCTGTTTTTTGAGGTTTGGGAAGAGCTTGGGGATCAAGCAAAACAAGTAGCATCTATGGTGCTAGCTGATCCATATAATTATCTTGACAAATCCCCTAAATTAGCGAGAGGACAAATTGTACAAGAGCTACGGGGAAAAGGATGGAGCTGGAGTGTTATTTGGAAAACACTAGGTGAATTAAAAACAACCCTAAATGAAAACTAAAACTATTGTATAATACTTAAAAACTTAAACCATGGCAAAAAGTAAAACCAGAATCAAAAGAAGGAAGAAGCAAAGCAAAAAAGCAAACCATGATTATGCCTCTTCTAATAGATGGACACCCATGACGGATTTGATGGCTAAATTATCCCACGCAAGTGAAGAAGTTGCCTCACAAACTCCTGTTCCTATTCCTGAACAAGCTAAAAAGGAAATGGTAGCTGAAAAGAAATCTCATAACACCCAAATAGGAAGCTGATGTTATTTCTAGCACAAATAATAACAAATAAGGACACGGATCATCCTGTTTGGCGACTAGTGGAAGCTGAAGACAGTATCTACGCTGACATGACTGTAACAAATGAAATGAATTCCAATTATGATGGGGATTTCCATCATGTAATTATTCACGAAACAATAAAACAAATATTATGAAAACTCTAACACCAGAACAACATCTGAAAAACCAAGCTAAGAAGAAAAGAAAAATACTTGAAAAGAATCTTGAAAAAATACAACTAATGATGGACACCCATAAGGTTTCCAAATCAGTAGCTAAAAATATGATTGCTAAAGGATATGGTACACACCCAAGTGATCTAGTTAATTACAAAGCTTATCGCAAAAGGATTTTAAAAGCAAAAGGAGGAAACTAAAATGTGGGTGTATATAAGAAGTGAACCAAATTTATTTACTGTTGGCTTTTACGCTCCTGATGGAAAATGGCATACAGATAGTGATCATTCAAATAGTACAGATGCTGCTGATCGTGTAGCTTATCTAAATGGAAGAAAAGATGGCAAGTAACATTAAACTAAAATCAAAGTGCTGTGGGGTGACTTTAAGATACCGTCAAGTGCTTTTAACCTATGGGAATACGTATTTTATATATTGTTCAGAATGTGGAACACTCCATGGGGATTACAAAATCATTCCTGAAAAAGATTTGTAATGGATATTATCTCTTTGTACCGAAACCATGGTATTCATTTCCTAACAGAAGGGCATAAACATTGTCGGCCCGGCTGGGTCAATACTCCTTGCCCTTATTGTTCTGGGAATACAGGTATGCATCTTGGATTTGAAGCTGACCAAGGATATTATTATTGCTGGAGATGTGGTTGGCATCCTATTGTTGGTACAATTGCTAAGATGATGAATATATCAGAACAGGAAGCCTATGGAATAATAAAACCATATGAACTCCTAACAAGTAAAATTAAAGTACACAAGCCCAAACAAGAACTTTTCAAACTTCCTAGTAATGTTGGACCATTAGAGAAAAAGCATAAAACCTATTTGACAAAAAGAGGATTTGACCCAGAGGAGCTAATTCACTATTGGGATGTTATGGGTACTGGTCCAATTAGCTTGTTAGATAAGATACATTATGGACATAGGATTCTGGCACCCGTATACTGGCAAGGGCAACGAGTTACCTTTCAAACAAGGGATATTACCAACAGAAGCCTTACAAAGTATCTCGCGTGTCCTAAACACAGGGAAAAGATACATCACAAACATATTCTCTATGGCAAGGAAGAAGCTTGGACGCAAACTGGAATATGTGTAGAAGGAATAACAGATGTTTGGAAAATAGGAGGAGAAGCATTTTGTACATTTGGAATAGAATTTACAAACAGGCAATTAAGAGCTATTGCGGACACCTTTGATAGAGTTGCTATTGTCTTTGATCCTGATCCCCAAGCTATCATACAAGCTAATAAATTAAAAGCTGAATTGGGATTCAGAGGAGTTGATGCTTGGATTGTTTCTATTACAAATGATCCGGGTAGTATGAAACCCCAACAAATCAAAGAACTAAAGGCAAAAATCTTATGAGAGGCATTTGTCATTGTAAGGAAAGAAAGAAACCTATTAAAAAAAGGGATTGGCATGTAATAAAACATAATGTAATATCTAAAATGAGATGTGGAGTTTGTGATAAAATATGGTATTCAAATGCCCCATATACATCTATACTATTTAAAAAAACTAACTAAAGATGGCGAAACGATATACTGATACCAATAAATACAAAGAAGCTTTTATGAAAAGTTTGCCCGGACCTTATAAGCTCCTCTGGGATTATATAAACCATGACTGCAACCATGCTGGAATCTGGATTGTAGACTTTGAAGTTGCTCAAATTTATATTGGAAAAGAGATGATGGTAAATAAAAGACAAGCCCTGATTTTGTTCAATACAGAGAAGGAAAAACGTATATTTGAATTTGATAGGGGAAAACGATGGCTAATCAACTCATTCTTAACAGAACAGTACGGAATTTTAAACCCGAAAAATAAAGTTCACAATTCTGTTTTAGAAATATTGGATTCATTCAATTTAAATACAGAAATTAAGTACCTAACAAGCACCAGTTATGGTGCTAAGGATATAGATAAAGAAAAAGAAAAAGAAAAATTAAACCTAAATAATAAAAAAAATCCCAAAAAAATAACACCAGACTTGTTTACTAGATTTTGGAAATTGTATCCAAGAAAGGTTGCCAAACCTACTGCGCAAACTAAATGGAACACCATATGTAAAAAAGCTGATGCACCTGATTGGGATATAATCAAAGGCGCTATTCTTGAACAGAAAGAAACAGACCAGTGGGGACGGGGCATAATACCTCATCCAACTACTTGGTTAAATCAACAACGATGGGATGATGATGTTTCATTTATGAATGACATTAGAAGAAAAACAAATGATAAAAAAACAGGAAGAAAAATAACAACCGACTTTGGTCAACCCGATAAAGAAAAATGATTATGACTTATGAAAAATTAAAAACAATTGAAGATGCTAGAAAACTTGCTAAAGGGCTTCGTGATTCTTTAGAGTTTAAAAAAATGCTAGATGATATAACTTTTGCAATTACAGGAAGGCAATACCCTTTCACAAATGATACAGTCACACCTGTGATTAAAGAGATTGTGAGAGAAGCAGAAAAAGAAACACCCCATTTTGAAAAAATAAAAGTATTGATGGATAGAGTGCAGGAGCTTATAAATTTTGAAAAGAAAAGAATCATACAACAACCTGAGCATAACTAACTATGGAATGTATCAAATGTAAAAGAGAATACAAAAGGCAGGAATGTGAATTTTGTATCAGAGAAGGAAAGTGGAACAGCTTGATAAAAGAAAGCTTTATTCATTCAACATTTCCTCCAAGAATTGAAACTGATCTTTTATGCTTAAACCTTCCTGAAATAGAAATGTGGGAAAATAGCTATTTGTATGGAGTGGTTAAAAGTGGTAAAACAATAGAAGCCTGTACCATGTTATTGGAAACTAAGCATTTCAATTACATCTACAATCAAGAAGCTTCCTACTGCTTTAAAAATGCCTCAGACTTATTGGTTGAGATAAAAGCAAGCTATGGAAAGAATGTCATGGATGAGAATCAAATAATTGAAAAATATATAGCCTATGATTATTTGGTACTGGATGACCTTGGAGCAGAAAGAGTTACGGAGTGGGCATTACAGATTCTTTACATAATCATCAACAGAAGGTATGAATGGGAAAAAGAAACCATAATAACATCCAATTTTAGTTTGGCTGAATTAGCTCAGAATTTAGGAGATGATCGCATACCAAGCAGAATCCAAAGAATGTGTAAACAAATAAAATTCAATAAACCCATATGAACTTAGAAAGAAAAATCATAATAGGCTTAATCACTTCAACTGATTACATCAAACAGATAGCACCTGTGCTTAAATTAGATTTATTCCAAAGCGCAGCGGCTGGCATCCTAGCTAAATGGTGTATGGAATATTATGAGCAGTTTAAAAAAGCACCAGAAAAAGATATTGAAATCATTTACTTTGAGAAAGTTAAGCATAAAAAAATATCAGAGGACTTGGCAGAAGAGATTGAAAATGATATCTTGCCTGATTTAAATGAGGAGTATGTAAGTGACCCAATCAATATAAAAGCCCTATTAAGCAAAACAAAAAAGCATTTCAAAGAAAGAAAGCTGATTCAATTAAATGAACAAACCCAAACTCTATTAGATGATGGAAAATTGGAAGAAGCTGAGGCACTGATAAAAGATTACAAATCAGTAGCTGAAGAAAGGATGGACATAAACCTTTCTGATGAATCTACTCTGGATGTTGTTAGTAAAGCTTTTTCAGAATCCGAAACTCCAATTGTACAATATCCCGGAGCATTAGGAAAGTTTTGGAATCATCAATTTGTTAGAGGAGGTTTGATTGGTTTAATGGCCCCAGAGAAAAGAGGAAAGACATTTTGGTTATTAGATATGACGATAAGAGCTTCCCGCCAAGGAGCAAAGGTTGCTTTCTTCCAAGCTGGAGATATGACCGAAACTCAACAAATCCTTCGTATGTGTATTTACTTAGCCAGAAAGAGCAATCAAGATAGATATACCGGTGCCTTGTGGCTTCCTGTGAAAGACTGCCTCCGTAATCAGCTTGATTCTTGTACTTTAGACGAACGGGAGTCAATGATTGGGGTGTTAGATGGGTTAGATTACACTAAGGACACAATCAGGCAGGACATTGTATTAGAGGACTTGATACAGTCTTACAAAGACAATCCTGAATATTCACCCTGTTACAATTGTGATCAATATTACAAATACAGATTAGGCACACCATGGATTAAAGAGATTCATATCAAAAATGCCCTGAGTAAAAAAGAAGCTCAAGAAAAGTATTCTGACTTTTTCATAAACCATCCTAAACAATTCAAACTATCCACTCATGCTAATGGCACCTTGTCTATAAAGGGAATCAATGACATACTTAATATGTGGGAGGTGGAAGATGGGTTTGTACCTGATTTAATAGCAATTGATTATGCTGATATTTTAGCTCCTCCAAGTCGGATGGAATTTAGACATCAACAAAATGAAATCTGGAAAGGTTTGAGAAGTATTAGTCAGGAAAGGAATGCGCTTGTGATAGCACCCACCCAAGCCGATGCTAATAGCTATGAAAAAAACAGCTTGAGTCTAAAAAACTTTTCTGAAGACAAAAGGAAGTATGCCCATGTTACAGCCATGTATGGTTTAAATCAAGATTGGAAAGGCAGAGAAAAGAATCTGGGTGTGATGCGAATAAATGAATTGGTAATTAGAGAAGGAGCATTTGACAGCTCCCAACATGTATATGTTTTACAGAAATTACAAATTGGAAGACCATTTTTAACAAGTTACTTTTAAACAAAAATATTATGAAAAATCCAACAACTATTTTAGGAACACCAATCCCAGAAAGCACAAGAGGTATTTTGTATTTATGTTATTTTGATATAGAAAAGAAAACTATACAAGTGACTCAAGAACGATTGTATGTCAATTCATTTCATGCGCTTGATGCTTATGCTAATATACCAAATCCAGAATCACAATTAGTGACAGGAAAGAATTTTGCTGATTTGATTCTTAATCTTAATATGCTTCATAACAATCTTAAAGATAAGAATTGGTTGGAAGAGCTTTCAAATTGTTTATAATATGGAAAGAAATAAAAAACCAGAAAAGAAGTCCAAAGGATTCTTTGAAGTCAAACCTCTATGGGAAAAGGAGTGGGAAGGGATGCCTGAATTTACACAGAATGATTTAACCTCCTTCCGTAAAATAATTGTCCACTTTAGAAACCAAGAAGATGTAGAGGAGTTTGCAAAGCTTCTTAATCAAAGGATAACTAAAAAGCAACCAAGCATTTGGTATCCAAAAAGAGAAATTCGTCATCACTTCAATAAACGATACATCGATGAATCCTAAATACCCAGTGTACATACCATCTAAAGGTAGGTGGGAAACCAGATTGACTAGTAAAGCTCTGGAGCTAATGAATATGCCTTATTATATAGTGGTAGAAAAAGAAGAGTATGAGCAATATGCTTCTGTCATTTCTCCTAAAAAGATTCTGGTATTGCCCTTTAGCAATAAGGGATTGTTTTCAGCTAGGAATTGGATCATGGAACATTCCATATCTTTAGGAGCTAAAAGACATTGGCAACTGGATGATAATATTGAAGGCTTTTGTAGATTCAATAACAACTACCATGTTCCTGTTACATCAGGCACTATCTTTAGGTGTGCTGAGGACTTTGTGGATAGATATGAGAATATAGCATATGCTGGATTCCAATATGACTTCTTTGTACCTAGTAAAGTTCTACATCCAGCCTTTGTTATAAACACCCGAATCTATTCCTGCACACTAGTGAACAATGCCATTCCCTTTAGATGGAGAAGCCTGTACAATGATGATACAGATGTTTGTTTGCAAGCTTTAAAGGAGAAATGGTGTACGATTCTTTTCTATGCTTTCATACAATTGAAATCCACCACAATGACTATTAAAGGAGGAAACACTGAGGACTTATATTTGATCCAAGATGGTCGTTTAAAGATGGCAGAAGCTCTTAAAGAGCTACACCCCAACCTAACTAGAGTAACATGGAAGTGGGGACGGTGGCAGCACCAAGTAAATTATACACCCTTTAAAAGAAACAAACTGATAAAAAAGAAAGGTTTGGAAATTAAGAAAGGTGTCGATAATTATGGAATGAAATTAAAGAAAATAAAATGAAACTGAATATAATATGATAACGGACCATAAACATTGTTCTATTTGTAGACAAGAATAATTAAAAACGAAATATGAAAAGAAACGAAATATATTTAGGCGATTGTCTCGAAGTAATGAAAGACATACCAAATAAAAGTATTGATGCTGTTATTTGTGATTTACCCTATGGTATAACTAATTGTAAATGGGATAGTGTAATTCCTTTTGATGAAATGTGGCTAAGACTAAACAAACTAATAAAACCTAACGGAGCTATTGTATTATTTGGTAGTGAGCCTTTCAGTAGTGCTTTAAGAATGAGTAATATTAAGAACTATAAGTATGATATAATATGGCATAAAAAAAGACCATCAAATCCGATGCTGGCTAAAAAACAAGTTATGAAAGTACATGAAAACATATCTATTTTTTATAAAAAATTTGGAACGTATAACCCACAGGGACTTATTAAAACAGACGGGAAGCCAAGAGGAGGTGTGAATCCAAGTAAAACAGAGTTGGGATTCGGAAGATCAATAAAGAAACCATATAAGCAGACTCATACTAATTATCCTAAAAGTATACAAACATTTGGAACAGACAACAGTAGGAATGTTCATCCTACTCAAAAACCAGTTGCTTTGATGGAATACCTAATCAAAACCTACACGGATGAAGGTGAAACAGTCCTTGATTTTACAATGGGTTCAGGAACAACTGGCGTTGCCTGTGTGAATTTGAATAGAAATTTTATTGGAATTGAAATAGATAATAAGTATTTTGAAATAGCTAAAAATAGAATTGCTAAAGCTGCATCAAAATTGGCTGATAAGCCAAAAGTGCGTGGGCTTTTTTAATAAGTTGGTTATTAGTTATTGGAGGCACCATCGGTATATCATATTGGATTGTTCAATTTATAAAATGGATGTTATGGATCATAGAAAACATTTAGTCAATTTAGTCTTTATGGTAAAGGGATTGTTTGAAACTCATAGCCAAATGGAACAGGCTAAACTACAAAAAACAATACAACATCATATAAGTTGGCTGG